AGGACGAAGACAGCGACTACAACGAACACGAGTACGTCTCGCAGGCGATTCACGCGGAGGAGATCGAGAGCCTCGACATGTCGATGACCGACATCCTCGATTTGCCGATGGACTTCGGCCCGGTCTACGCCGGCATGGACGTGGGGCTCACCATCGCGCCGTCGGTGATCGTGCTGTTCTCGAAGGAGAAGATCGGCGGCCGCGAACGGTTGAAGCTGATCCGCATGTACCACCTATGGCGGTTGCGCCCGAAGCAGATCAGGGAGGTCCTCTACGCACTCACCTACCACCTGGGGAACAAGCTGATCAGCTTCGGCATGGACGCAACGGGCCTCGGCTTCCCAATGTTTCAGGAGATGGAAGACGACGAGGCCGCCCCCCGCCACCTGCTCGATGTCAGCCGCGGCTACTTCTTCAACTCAATGGTGCCGGTCGGCGTCAACCCTGACTTCATCACCGAGGACGACCGCGGCAACAAACGCGACCAGTACGGCGCCTCGGTGAAGGAGGAAGTGGACCCGCTCTCCGGTGAGAAACGCTTCGTCAGCGTCATGCGCATGATCGAGGCCAGCACCCGATACGTCCGCGACTGGATCGACACCGGCAGGCTGCTCCTCCCCTTCGACCAGGAGATCAGGCAGGACATGCAGGGCGAGACCGTGCAGCGCGTGAAAGCTGTCAGCGAAGCCCGCGGCAAGAAGCCGAACGCCTTCCACATCCTCGACGCGATCCGCGCGGCCGCGATGGCAGAGCGCGCCGAATCCATCGAGGAGCAGATCGCCAACGAGGAGCAAGAGGAAGTACTGGACATGGTGGGTTAGTGGAGCACGAGGAGATCGCCGAGAGCGTCAAGGCGTGCGGCCTGCTTCGCATACCCAGCTTCCCCGAGGAGATGTCGGCGGCCGACAAGATCGCCGCGCTGGAAAGTCATCTCCTCGACACCGCGCGCTGGCGATCGGTGATGGAGGACCTGCGGATCATTCTTGAGGATGAGTATGAGGAGATCGACGACCACTGGCGAGATGTCACCGGCTACGAGATGTATCTCAGCGGCCGGCCGAAAAGCAAGGAGGACATCGACGAAGCCAAGCGCCAGGTGAACCGTGACCTCTTCACTCTGCGCCGCACGGTGATCAAGTTGATGCGGCAGGTTGGGAATCAAATCCGCCGCCTGGAGAAAGACGACGCCGTGGTGAGCCGTGCTTATACGATGCTCACTGGTTCATAGTTCATACTTCGTGAAGGTCGATTCGTATATGTAGAACATGTACGACTCGGTGGAGTGCTTCTGGGTTGACCCCACCGGCAAGGGGATTCGGACGTTTAGGCGCTACTCGCGCGACGAGGACCTCGACTGCCCCGACAAGCCGGGCGAGTACAGCTTCCACAGCGCCAGCGTGGAGATCGGCGACGACTTCGACATGATCTGGGTGGACGAGTCCGACGGCTCCCGCTTCGTCGCCTCGCTCGACCTGGAGGAGTTCGGCGACGACCCGCGCTGGCCGACCCACTGCTCGTGCGGGTACGAGTTCAGGGTGGACGACGAGTGGCAGGTCAACCAGGAGCCGGTCTACGAGGCCGCCGACGGCCGCCGCGCCTGGACCAGCCCAGCCCACCACCGCAAGCCGACGCCCGGCGCGATGTTCGACACCTTCTGGCGGCCGCAGCTCCGCAAAGCCGACGGCCTGGCGATCTCCGTCGTCTGCCCCAACGGCGCGGTTTGGTGCATCGACGACCAGGCCACCGGCGGCGGCTATTGGACCCGCGAGGGCACGGCGCCCTGCCTCACCGTCTCGCCCTCGATCGTCGCCGGCGACTACCACGGCCATCTGCAAAACGGCGTCCTCACGGCCGGCTGAGCCAATATTCCAAAAGTGAATATAGGCCCGCTAACCGGGCGATTCACACCCTTAGCGCCGGGCCTTCGCCGCTTAAGCCGCCGCAGGCGTTCGTAGATTAGGTGGGATGGATGTCTTCGACGAGGAGAGCGGGCTCCACCTTCCCGCCAACGTCAAAAGGGGCTGGCTCGATGGTGAGGACGGCCCGCTCGACATGGACAGCGCGGTCCTCGATAACCAGACCGGGCTGCCTGACGACGTGATCCAAGAGGCGGCGCGCACCTACATCGAGGAGAACTCGGCCTACAACCTGCGCAACGAAACGCCGCTCTCGATCTACCCCGACGCCGGTGCCTCGCTGATGGCCCGCCGCGAATTCCGCACGCCGGCCGACATCCCCGACGAGATCAGGCTCGCCCGCAGCCTGGCCGAGCGCGATGACGACGTGGCCGCGGTGCTCGGCGAGATGATCGGGCTCGCGTTCTCCGACGGCGTGCAGGCCCGCCACAAAGATGAGAAAACGCAGGCGGCCTTCCACGCGATCAACGAATCGACCAACCTGGAAGGCGCGCTCGCCAACATGTACCGCGAGTGGCTGATCGCCGGCCAGGTCACGACGACCACCCTCTTCACCCGCGAAGACGTTGCCTACGAGCTGAGCGGCTCCGATCGCCCGCTCTCGGCGTCGATGGCGGTGCCGCGGGTCGGCGTGCTGCCCTCGGAGAACATCAGGGTCATCGGCAACGACACGCTGGGGACCGCCGTGCTGGCCTACGACCCCGACAACGAACGGCTGGCGCGCTGGCTCGAAGAGTACTTCGGCGCCCGCACGACCGCGGCGCGGAAAGCCGAACTCGGCCGCAAGGATCGGGTCTCGGCCGCGATGTTCGTCGGCAAAGTGGCGGTCGATCCGATGGAGGCCAACGCGCTCCCGAGTCGCACCGGCTATCTCTACCTGCTCAACCCCCGGATCGCCCAGCGCTCGACGATGCCGAAGGGCGCGTGGAAGCACCCGCGGCCGCTGATGACCCGCAACTTCCCCCTGCTGGAGGCCAAGAGGCTGCTCAACGTCATGGACTTCGCGCTCCTCCAGGGCGGCTCGAACTTCATCGTCGTCGCCAAGAAGGGCTCCGACCAGCGCCCGGCCAAAGGCCGCGAGATTCAGAACCTCCGCGAAGTGGTCCGGCGGGCCTCGAAAGTCGGCGTCATCGTCGGCGACCACCGCCTCAGCTTCGAGATCATCACCCCGAAACTCGACGAGCTGCTGAAACCCGAGAAGCGGAAACTGCTCGGCCGCAAGATGGCGATGGCCCTGATGCGCACCGCCGAGAACTCGGCCGAGAACACGGGCGGCGAGGGCATGGAAGCCGAGGTCGAAATCCTCAGCCGGATCATCACCTGGGACCGCGGGCAGCTCTGCGGCCACGTCCAGCGCAACATCTACGTCGAGATGGTCAAGCGGAACCCCGACGTGCTGAAAGGGCCGGCCAAGCTCTGGCTCCTCAAACTCATCCTCCAGGGCACGCAGTACTTCAACGACCTCGTGCTCAAACTGCGAGACCGCGGCGACATCTCGCGCCGCACGGCGGTCGAGGCCGGCGGCTTCGACTACGAGGGGGAGAAAGCCGAGCGCGAGCGCGAGCTGGCGAACGGCGACGACGAGATTCTCATCCCCGGCGTGATCCCGCACACGTCGCCCGAGCAGCCCGGCCAGAGCCCCAACCCGGCCGACAACGGCGGCGGCCGCCCCAACGGCTCGCGCGAAGGCGAAGAACCCGGCCCGAGGAAAAAACAGACGATCGGCAAATTCGCCGGCGAGACGATCAAAGCCTGGTTCGACGAGGACGCCGATCGGGTGGTCCGCATGGGGCGCCAGACGATGGCGCTGCTTGAAGACTACGAGGACCGCGAGGTCGGCCGGATGACCGGCAACGAGCGCGCGGCCCTCGACCTGGAGGAGCCCGAGCGGATCGCCTCGACCATCTACGTCCCGGTCAACCCCGGCCACGAGACCGCGGCCGCGAAACCGATGCGCCTGACCGACGGGCTCTCCGTGCTGATCGGCTACAAGCCCGGCGGCGCGATGGTCGCCAAGACGCTGTGCTTCCGCGAGTCGGACTGGACCCTGGAGCAGGCCGAGGAGCTGGCCGTGCGCTGGGGCTTCATCACCGAGGAACTCACGATCGAGGACCCCCCCGGCGGGGGCGACCCCTCGGGATCGTAGATTAGGTTCATGGGGAAGACGAGCGACGACGCGGCAGCGGTCTTCGAGCGGGGCGACCACCTGTACATCGTCTCGCCGGTGGCGCCGATCGACCCGAGCGACGGTGAAATCGACGAGTTCGCCTTCGCCCAGGACCTGAAAAAGCAGGCACCCAACCCGGCGATCAAATGGCTGAGGGGACAGTTCGTCGAGTCGGAAACGCCGAACCGCAACGGCCAGACCCTCACCGCCGGCGATCTCCAGATTCAATCCTTGCAGCCGATGTTCATGCCGGTCACGGTGATGCACGAGAAGAGTGCCGCCGTCGGCCTGATCGCGGATACCAAGCTCCTAGTGCCCGAGAAAGACTCGGTGCCGAACGCGCGGATCGACAACACGCTCGCCGTCTGGGGTCACCGCTTCCCCAGCGTCGTCGAGGAGATCGACGCGAACTATGAGGCAGGGACCCTGATGCAGTCGATGGAGGCGGTGTCACCCTTCTACGACTGCAAAGAATGCGGCAAAACCTTCCACAAGTTGCCAGGTGGTGCCGAGCGTGCCAACTGGTGTGAGCATCTCGTCGAGGGTGCCGGATTCGGCGCTCGTATATTACGGAACGTAGTCTTCACCGGCACCGGCCTGATCTTCGGGACTCGTGGCAAGGAGGGTGCAAATCCCAATGCACACCTTGAAGTTTTCCAAGACGAGATAGCCGAATTCCACGAGAAGTGCCACCGAGACGCAGGCTGTAACCGGAAAAAAGACACACCACGGCCAAGGAGAAAGACTTCCATGAGCGAGATCGAGATTCGGGCAGAGGAGTACGCAGAGCTGAAAGCCCGTCCCACCAAGGACGAGCTGGCAGCCGCGGAGCGCAAAGCGACGGAGGCCGAGGAGGCCGCCGCGACCGCGCGGAAAGCTGCCGAGGATGCCGAGGCCGCCCAGACCAAAGCAGAGACCGAGCGCGACGAGAAAGCCGCCTCGCTCAAAAAGCTCGAAGAGGAGCAGGCCGAGACCAAGCTGCGCGACGAGCGCTTCGAGGGGCTCGGCGACGGCTTCGTCGCCAAACTCGGCGAGCAGACCAAAGCCAACCTTCGCGAGGACGCCGCCAAGCTGGAGACCGACGCATGGGAGCGTCGCATCTCCGAGCTGGAGGAGACCTCGGGCGTCAAACGCGACCTCAAGCTCGACCCGAAAAAGGGCGGCGGGGGTGGCGGCGGCGGCAAAACGGACCCTCCGGCCAACGGCGGCGGCGGCGACGAGTTCTCGGTCGAGGAGATCGCGGAATCGGTCGCCGGCGGTGGCGACGAGGAGAGCGGTATCGCCACCGGCGGTCAGCGGAAATCCATCGCGCGCGGGCTGGTCGGCACCAGCTCGTCCAAGGACTAACAAGGAGAACCAGAGCACATGTCCTACTTCAACGATCCCGATGGCGACAACACCCTCGACGGTGTTGGCGATCTGCTGAACGTCAACGTCGTTCACCCCGGCTCGAAATGGTCCGACGCGAAGGCGTCCGGCACCGTGACGCCGGGCGAACCCGTCATCGAGATCGCCTCGGGCGCTTCGCCGGACTCGACTCTGGTTCTCCGTCGGGCCGAAGGCAGCGACACGGCCGCGATGGTCCTGCTCGCCGAGCGGGTCGTGGACATCCCCGACCCCAACAACGGGCCGAACTCCCTGAGCCCGAACGCCGTCAAGAACCAGGACATCCCCGCGGGCGAATGGGTGATGCGGCTCTACGACGGGACCTTCGACCTCACCCTCGTCTCGCCCGACACGTACAAAGTCGGCGAAAAAGTCGGCTGGGACCTCAACGGTGCCCGTCCGTCCGGCAAGTCCAGCGCGCACGAAGGCGCCTGGGCCAAGGACGCGAAAGCCGACGTGAAATCGGTCTTCAAAGTGGTCCGCTGGCGAGAGATCAACAGCACGACCCACGAGGGCATCCTCACCGTCCAGTTCATCGGCCGAGCAGGCTAAGGCTTACCGCCACTACTCAGGAGAAAACACTCACATGGATCGACGCATAGGGAATCTTCTGGACGCGGTTATCGGCGAGGAGGACGCTGCCAAAAAAGAGGAGCTTCGGGTCAAAACGAACGAAGTCCTCGGCGCCCACTTTCAGCGCAACCCCGAGGAACTGACCGAGCTGGCCTACGACATCACGTCGATGGTCTGGGCCGACACGATGGCGGAAGACATCCTGCCGCGGATCATCGACGTGAAAACCGTCGGCCTCGGCGAGACCGACGCCCTGGAAGAGGACCTGCGAGGCGGCCGCGCCTACTGGCAGGGCAAAGGCGGCGAGATCATGTCCAGCGAAATCCGCTCGGAGCGGACCTTCATGCCTCGCGAGGAGATGGTCACCGCGCTCGACCAGCACGCCGACGAGATCGCGCTGAACTTCTGGGGGACGATCGACAAGTTCATCGCCCAGCTCAAAGAGAAGATCAGGCAGCTCCCGGTCACGAAACTGATCGAGCTGATCCAGGTCTCCCTCCAGGGCGGCTCCCCCTACTTCGGCCAGTTCGCGGTCTCGTCGCTGACGGCCGATCAGGTGGACTCGGTGGTCAACCCCGTCGCCGCCAAAGCGAAGGGGCAGATCACGATCATGGGGACGGAGATCGCCGTCCGCCTGCTCACGAAGGTCGGCCTGGAATTCGGCGACAACGTGAAGGAAGGCATCTTCCGCACGGGCATCATCGGGGTCTACAAGGGCTACAACGTGGCCCAGATCGAGAACTTCGAGAACTTCGAGGGTCGCTTCGAAATCCCGAACGACGAGCTGTGGGTGGTCGGCCGCAACGCGGGTCGCCTGACGTACTACGGCGACACGCCGAAGACCCAGCAGCGCGCCCTGGAGAACTTCTGGCGGCGTTGGGAATTCGCCCGCGACGCCGGGATGCTGCTCCACGGTGCGTCCAAAGGTCGCATCGGCCGCATCCAGTTCACCTAGTAGGGCACATCGCGCCTCGGCCTTCGGTGGCCGGGGCGCCGGCACAGGCGAAGGAGAAACACGGAAATGGGTAACCCTACCGACCGCAAGAGCAAGTTCGAAAACACTTCCAAGGGTGTTCTCGGCGCAGTGCAGTTCGACCTTGAGGGGAAGCCGAAGGGCATCCCCGTCGCGTACAAGGGCGTGGTGTGGCTCTCCGAGGAGGAGCAGATTCTCACCGCGGCCGCCCCTCGCAACGAGGCAGACAACCCGTTCCTGAACGGGCTCAAGCTGCTGGAGCGCGGCTCGGAGATCGAACACTCCCGGCCGATCGGCGAGAGCCAGTCGCTCCCCGGTGAGGACGGTGAGCCCGAGCCCGAGGCAGCCCCGGAGCCGCCGGCGGACCCCCCGGCCGATGAGGGCGATCGCGCCCCGGCCGAGGACGCGCCCGGCGAGATCAGGACCGAGCGCCCCGCCCCGCCGCCCGCGCCGGCGCCAGGCCCGGCGTCGAGCCCGACGGCAGGAGCTGAGGTCGTCGCCGCGCCCGGAGCCCCCGGCACGATGCGTCCTTCGTCCTCACCTGCTGCTGTTCCCACGCCGCCCCCGGCCGCGCCGGCGCCTCCGGCTGCTCCCGCCGACTAGGGAAGTAGGTTCGGGGCATGGAACCCGTCTCGGACCTTCGCGATACCCGAGTCCTGATCCCGCGGCTCCGTCGTGCCCTCGACGGGCCGCAGGCGTCTTCCTCGGCGTCGGTCGCCAGCACGCTCTCCGATGAGCAGCTCAACGCGATCGGCGCCGACGCGATCGGCTCGGTGATCTTCTACTCGGGCTCGCTGTTCGGCGCCACGCTGGAGGTCTCCGAGCGCGACCCGAACTACATGTCGCCGACGGCGTGGCTGACCAACCCGGCGCTAAGCGAGCCCCAGGTCACCGTCGTCGTCTCCCAGGCGGCGCTCGACTACTTCTTCATGCTGCTCTCGACCAAAGCGGGCGGCCAGACCCAGAGCCTGATCGCCGACGAGGCGAGCCGCTGGGAATGGCAGACGAGCCCGCAGGCGATCGTCGAGCGGCTGCGCCAGCTCCGCGCCGACCGCGACCGCGCGCTCGAACAGCTCGCCACCGAAGACGAGGAGGCCGACGCGGAGTGGGTCTCCTTCGTCAACGTCCGCGACGCCGCGACCTCTCGCCTCATCGAGCCCTGGGTGGAACTTGACCGCGGCGTCGGCGGCCAGAGCCTGGGGATGGGATGACCGATCCCGACATCGCGGGGTTCGCTGAGGCCCAGGCAACGCTGAGGGCCAAGTTCGGCCGTCCGGTCCCCTTCTTCACGCCGATCCCCACCGTGTGGCCTACGGACGTGCCAGCGGACGCTCAGGGCGTTCCTCTGGACCCCACGGTGGCGCCGCTGGCCTCCGGCTACTCCACGGTGGTCGCCAGCGCCTCGATCGCCTCCAGGCCCGTGCAGGGCAACCTGGCGCCGGCGGCCGAGGACGGGCCGATCGGGATCGTCGATGCGCGCGACCTCCTGCTGATCATGGAGCCTGCCGACTTCGAACAGGTGGAAGGCGCGACGGAGTGTGAGATTTTCCGCGCCCGGTACAAGATCACCGACACCAAGCCGGATCAGCTCGGCGGCGAAGACGTGCAGCGCTATCTGATATTCACGGAGAAGATGTAGATGGCGATCACGCGCGAGGATTACGTCACCCAATCGGTTGACAAGTACCTCCGTCGGATACTTGCGGAAAAGGGTTACACGGATGACACGTTCGAGATCATCCCCTCCTTCCCGCACGACCGCTTCGATGACACCCCGCTCGACAAGAACTACGTCGCCACCGGGTTCAGCTTCGACGACGGCGGCCGCTCGGCCGAGATGGGCTCGAACCTGAAACACCGGCTCTACACGATCGAGTTCTTCGTCATCGGCATGACCGACGTGTGGGCGAAGAACCTGGCGCAGGGAGTGAAATTCGCGCTGGAGAACGACCAGATCATCCCGCTCCTCGACATCACCGTCATGCCCTCCCTGCCGGTCATCGACGCCTTGGTCGTTGCCTCCGTCTCGGCCGAGCATCAGCCGATCGCGAAGCCGAAGCCGTGGCAGGAGAACATCTGGACGGTCCACGCGCGGATCGAAGACACCTACGACGCCGCGGCGGCCATCTCGTAAAAGGGGGCTAGGTTGGGGCTGCCCGGCCGCCGATGCACCAGCGCGTTCCGGGGTCGGCTGACGGGGTGACATCCCGCCCAGCCCCTACACCATCGCCCGCAGGGAGTATAGACCGGGCGCGGCTTACGAGCCCGGAAGGAGGCGTCGCGCGAGCCCCCAACTCAGCGTTCCCGGTCTGCGGCGGAGGTTACTATCCGGGGCATGGCCGAGCTGGGCGAAGGTCTCGAAGACCGCGATAGCAGGGACTTCTTCTCGGTGCTGCCAACGCCGCCGGCGCTGCTTGGCGGCCTGACGCTGCTCGGCGAGGCGGCCGCGTTCGCCCGGCGGCTCCCCGGAGGCATCGACCAGGCGATCGCCATCGAGGCCATCATCAGCGCCACCGAGCGCAACGTCTCCGAGGCTGGCATCCAGGCAGTCAAGGCCAGCGAGGAGGCCGCGATCGCCACGCTGCGCCGGACCCGGCTCCGGCCCGAGGCCGGCGACATCGGGGCGCCCCGCAAGCGGCTGGAGGAGGGGATTCGCAGCGAGATTCTCGGGCTCGGCGCCGTCGGCATCGGCGATATCGCCGAGCTGGACACGGTGGTCGGCAGCGACGGCAAGCCCTTCTGGCGCGCGCAGGAGTACGGCTCCGACCACAACGTCGGCCGCGTGGTCTTCGGTCTCTTCCAGCCCGGCGGCGCACCGGCCAACCAGAGCGAATTCCGGGTCCACCCCGTCTTCGTCGCCGGCTCCGGCGGCCCGATGGTGATCCGCCGCCCGATCCCGGCCCGCCACTTCCTCCGCGCGGGCACCGGCGCCGCGGCGCTGCTGCGCGACCGCGAGTTCGGATCGACCGAAGTGGTGGCGATCGAGCAGATGCGCGTCGTGAAGTCCACCCTGATCTAGCTCCCAGAGCCGAATACACAGTAAGGCGTCTCCCGCCACTCGTATATTAGGACTGGCAATGGCAGATACGGGCAACGGCAGCCGTGGGGCTTTCGTAGACCGGCGCAAGGCGAAGTACATGGCGCAGTTGTTGGAGGACTTCGAGCGAGAGATCGAACCGCTCATACCGACCGACAAGGCCCATCGCTTCAAATCGCTGGCTCGACGGAAGTTCAACGCACTAGCAGCGGACTTTGTTGAGCTTCTCGAACTCGATGACAGAGCCTCGAAAAACGAACTGGCGCAGGAGATTTTCGACCGGATGTTCCCTGACGGTCGCCCCCCTGGCCGAAGGGAGACCATAGGACAATGAGCATCCTCGCCGGCGATCTTCTCCACATCGGAGCCAACAACGTCATCGACCGCATCCAGCAGGCAGGGCTGGGCAACGTCAACGTCCCGACCGAAACGATCCGCGAGGTAGGTAACCGCGAGGTCGTGGACATCGTTCCCCAGGAGCCCGACTTCACGTTCACGCTCCAGAGCTTCGACGTGAACACCGACCTGATGGCCTTCCTCACCGGCTCGATCGGTGGCAAAGGCTCGGCCGCCGCGCCCGGCGCCGCCGACCCGGAAGGCACCGAGTACCGCTTCGGCGACTGCGGCTTCGTCAACATCGCCTCGCCCTGGAAGAAAGGCTCGACGGGCTCCGCCGGCGTCATCGAGGCCGGCTTCCTGATCCCGGCCTACTACCCGACGGCCTACTCCCTCAACTTCGGGGTCACCGACAACTCGCAGCAGCAGGCGACGCTCTCGGGTGGCTCCTACTACTTCGCCGAGGCCGCTCCGCTGGAGGAGCAGAAAACCGGCAACGGCGCCACCAAAGCCTTCGAAACGGCCCACCCGACGGTGAAATACCGCCGCGGCGGCGTCGAAGGGACCGCCTTCCTCAACGTCTTCGGCGTGATCGTCGATGGCGACGTGCAGGTCGTTGAGCGCGACTACACGGTCACCGGCGGCGGCGGCTCCAAAGCGGTCGTCACCTTCGAAGAAGCGCCCCTGAACGGCGCCGACATTCGCTTCTGCTACTTCACGAGCGACGAACAGGCGTACCCGCAGGACCTGCACGCCGACCCGAAAGTCAAGCCGGGTGCAGTCCGCGGCCGCAACATCGTCATCGAGATCGACGGCAAACGCGCCGGCGGCGGCCAGACCTTCACCCTCGACGCTTCGGTCGAAGGGGAAGTCGAGCGCGAGATGGGCACCGAAGACATCATCGCCTACCTCGTCAAAGGCACGAAAGTCGAAGGCGTGTTCACCGTCCGGCCGAAGGACAAAGACGACTTCTTCAAGCTGCTCAACCAGATCACGGGCGTCAGCCGCTCGGAGGTCTTCGGGTGGTTCAACGACCACACGGTGCAACTGGACGTGAAAATCCAGAACCCCAAGGACCCCGCGAAAATCCTCAAGACGGTGCGTGTCGAGGACGCGAAGTTCCAGACGCCGGGCCAGCAGGCTCAGGTCAACACGGCTACGGACTTCGCCATCAACTACGCCTCCGTCAACGGTGACTTCTCGGAGTTCAAGGGCGAAGCCCCGTAGAGCAGCTCCGCACCACCACATAGCGGCTAGTCCGCGCTTACGGCACTCGGTATCGCCCCGAAGATGGGGCTGGAACAGGCAAGTAGAGGGGCGTCCGCCCCGCGATGAAAGGAACAGGCATGACCGAGATCGACGAGACCGCAGTAGCCACCCCCGAGCCCGCCGCAGAGGCGCCGGCACCGGAGCCCGAGCAGCACCCGGCCGAAACCGCGCGGCCGAAGAAGCTGAACGAGTACTCCGGCTACATCCACGTCGGGCCTGGCGCCGAGGAGTGCGAGCACGGCACCGACGCCGCCTGCGAGAACCCGGACCACTTCCACGCCTGGTGCCGGCTCCCCAACCAGTTCGAGCGGCAGGACCTCAACACCCGCGGCGCCGCGGCCGCCGCCAAACGCCGGCGCTCCCTCAACGAAGAGGACTCGAACTCGCGGGTGATCCTCGACGGCGAACTCGAAGGCATCAAGCACCGCGGCGACCGGGACGTGCTGGTCTCGGAGATCGTCGGGCTCCACTTCTTGGAGGACCACCTGGAGGCCACGCGCGATGTCGAAGCCGAGCACGCCGAGTTCGAGCAGATCGACGACCACAAGGAACGGCTGCGGGTGCTGGAGGAGATGCCGGAGGCGGAGCGGCCCGAAGAGGAGTTCACCACTCTCCGCAAGATGGTCATGGAGCACACTGCTCTCGTCAACGCCGCGCGCGAGCAGCTCGAAGCTCCGCGCAAGGAGGCGCTGAACGAACGCACTCTCGACGAGCTGGTCGAGATCGTGCGGGACCAGCGCATCGACGGGCTCTGCAACCAGGCCCACTCCGAGGAATACGCGAAGTGGGAGTGGTACACCTGCACCTTCAAGCCCAAGGCGCCCGACAAACCCGGCTTCCCGAGCGAGCGTGCCTTCTCCTCCATCACTGCCTTCCTCGCTGGTCCGCCCGAGGCGCTGGAAGCGATCGCGGACAAGATGACCAGGCTGGAGCGTGATGGGACTATCAACCTAAAAGGCTCCTGACAAGTGAATCATGGCTAGATACGGTTCGGTTCGCGCGCGACCTGGGAACGGCAGAGATGCTGTTCCCAGAAGGTGTGACCGACATAAGCGAACTGCCCTTTCCACTGTTCTATGCGATCCGTCGCGCACTCATCTTCCTGAGCTTCGAGGAACTGCCCAAGAAGGAGCAGCCGCCTCGGCGCATCTGGCTCGACAACGAGAAGCTCAGCGCGCACTTCGCGCAGATCGAGCGTGACCGTGAAGAAGGATCGAAACCCGGCATCGAGGGTCCGATCGAGGAACCAGTACAGAACGACCTCACCCGGAGCATAAAGCGTGGCTGACTTCTCCAAATTCGAGCGCGAAGCCGCAGACGTTCTCGCTCGCCTCCGCAAAACCGCTGCCTCGTTCGAGGCGGAGGCGCGGGCTGGTCGGGCCACCACGTCGGAGACGCGCGCGGCCGCCTCCGAGCCCTACGCTCGCGGCGGCGGCGGGCGGGGCGGTGCCAGCGGCGAGACGGAGATCAGGAGCCGCGGGCTCGCCACTGACCAGCTCATCGCGCGCCAGCGGGCGCTGACCCAGGCGGAGATGGAGAGCGCCAACGCCGAGCGCACGATGGCGCAGGTGATGTCGTCGAACTCCGCGCAGATGCGGACCTCCGGCGCCCTGACCAACGAGTTCGTCGATGCCGCCAAACGGGGTGAGGTCACCGTCCGTGATCTCGGCAGCGAGGTCACCGGCACGATCGCCAAGTTCGGCGGCTGGATCGCCGCGGGCTCGGCGGTCTACTTCGCTTTCGACGCCCTGACGGCAGTGAAAAAAGGAGCGATCGACGCATCATCCGGCGTGAACGAGCTGGAACGTGTTGTCAACAACGTCCGGGGCGGCGCGGCTCAGGAGGGCTTCCGCTCGCTCGCCAAGGAATTCAACGTCCCGATCACCACCGCGAGCGACGCGGTGTACGAAATGGGCAAGGTCTTCGGCAACCAGAACGACGCTTTCACCGCGGCCAAGCAGGTCCTCTATGCGGTGAAAATCGGCGAGCTTGACACCGCCGCTGCCTCTCGCTACCTGATCTCGATCATCAACGGGTTCCACCTTCCGGCAACCCGCATGGCCCAGGTGCTCGATCAGGTCAACGAAGCGCAGAACAACTTCGGCATCTCGACCGAGGACGTGCTCTCTGGTGTCGCCAAGGCATCCGGCACCTTCCACCAGGCCAGCGGCCCGCTCAAAAAATACGGCCAGGATTACTCCTACCTGCTCGCCCTGATCACCACCGGCGTCAAGGTCACCGGCCAGACCGGGCCGACCGTCGGTACGGCGATCGCACGGTCACCCAACTTCATCCGGCGTCCTTCTAACCAGGAAACGCTGCGGCAGTTCGGCATCGACCCGAACGGTGCGATCGAGGAAGTCTACAACGAAGCGTTCAAGAAGGCCAAAGGGCTCAGCGGTAAACAGGTGCAGTTGCTGGCCGCCGCGATCGGTGGTCCACAGTACGGCGCTCGCGTCTTCACCGGCTTGCTCTCGAACTACGACGAGTTCCAGAAAGTCCTCAAAAACACTTCTCCCGCCAACTCGCAGGGATCGGCTCAGCGAGAGCTTTCCAAACAGCTCTCTGGTGTTGACGAACAGATCGCGCGCATCGGTGTGTCACTCGAACGGCTCGGCGCCGAGCTGGCGAAGTCACACTTCTTCGACTCCCTCGGGCTCGGGCTCCAGACGCTGAACTCGATGCTCGATCTCGTCAACAGCCTCGCCTCCAGCTTCGGCAGCCTGCCCGACGGCGCTCAGCAGTTCCTCGCCTACCTGATCCAGGCGTCGATCGCGCTCAAGGTCCTGCGCCGGCTCAACCTCGGCGAGTCGATCGCCGGCGGCCAGGGGGTCGGCGGCGCCCGCGGGGCGGCTGGCCGCTTCTTCGGCAACGAAAGCCCGGAAGCCTACGCCCGCCAGGCCCGCAAGGGGTTCTTCGCCGAGCAGGAGGCTCTCGAACGGGAGCGCGCTCGCCTCGGCGGCCAGCTCTACCGCGGCCAGCGCAAGGAGACCCTGGCCTACGGCGCCGCCGGCGCGGCCAACGAGGACCTGCGCAAAACCGTTGCCACCCACGGCCCGCTCTCTCAGGAGGCCGCGGCCGCGCAGCAGAAAGTCGTCTCGGCCAACGCTGCCGCCACCGCGGCCGCGGAGCGCAACCTGGCGCTGTCGATCGAGGAGCAGGCCGCCACGGAGCGCCTGGCGGCCGTCCAGCAGTCGATCGGGGCGACGCGCAAACGGATCATCGGCGGGCTCAACGTGCAGGCCACGATCGCGGAGGCCGAACGGCTCAACTACCCGATCCCGGCTGGCTTCGGCAAAAACGCCGGGCGCCCGATCACGCTGAAAGGCGCAGCAGGCGGCACCACCCCCTCGGGCCTGATCCTGCCGGCCGGCGTCGCCGCCAGTAGCGCCGCGGCCGCGGAGGAGGGGGTGGCGACGGCGACGACCCGGACGACGGCGCTGGGCCAGAAACTCGGTGGCCTGAAAGCTGGGCTCGGCAAGATGGGCGGCTCGTTCTCGATGCTCCTCGGCCGCGCCGGCGAGCTGGCCTTCGCGGCGATCGCCATCGGCTTCCTCTCCGAACAGCTCGTCAGCAAAGCCGAAGAGGTCAGCCAGGACATCGAAAACGCGACCCGCCAGGCCACGTCGGCGACGGGCAGGCTCAGCCGTCTCAAATCCCTGAAAGCGGGCTCCACCGACGGCGACAACTTCTCACAGCGCCTCTCCGACGCGGTGAACGAACGGCTCTCGCTCGGCCCGGTCGATGTGCCGACGTTGGGGCTGGGTAAGGCGTTCGGACTCAACACCGGCAAGGGCGTCAACGAACAGCTTGAGGAAGTCGAAAAGGCTGAAATCGAGACGATCGAAAAAGAACTCAAGCTCCAGAAACGTGCGAAGCGGGAAGGCAAACCAGTACCACTCCGCTACGTCGCGGACATCACCAGTGACATCGAACGGGTGAAAAACTCGGGCAAATCGCGGAAAGAAATCCAGGCCGCCCTCGACAAATACGAAGAGGAGCTGGCTCACTCGGCTTACTCTCCGCACCAGAAGCAGGAAATCACGAAGGCCAAGCAGCTCATCGCCCAGGGTGAAGTCGAAGTCTCCAGTAACAAAGACCTCGTAGAAAAACTCCAGGTGCTGCAAGCCTCCGAAATCTCCAAACGTCTCCAGGGCGTGCTCGGGCTCGTCGGCGGCGAGTACGGTGTGCCTTTCAACGATCAGTACGCGAAGAAGGCGGGGCTGATCTACCAGGCGACCGTGCAGAAGGTCGGCAAAGCCAACGACCCCAGCTCGCTCGAAACGCTGGCGCAGGCGAGGCAGGACTACTTCTCTGCGATCGAGAGCGCCGTCCAGAACGAATTGCAGTACAGCCTCGACATCACCAAATCGCCCGGTGGCAAAAACCGTGCCTATGCAACGGCGTTCTCCCGTTTGCGCCAGTTCGCACATGCCGGTGACAGCGAAGCGAAAAAGCAGGAAGAGGTCGTCCGCAAGCTCCGCGACCAGAAAGCGCACGCCGAAGAAACCGAAAAAGTACGTGGGCCGAAAGGTGAATTCTTCACCGTCCCCGCCGACGCGAAAACGATCGGGAACCTCGACAAACAGATCGGTCTGGAGACGCAGAAGCTGCGGCAGCTCAGGGAAGGCGAGGAGCAGAAGTCGCGCTTCATCCGTGACATCGTTCAGAAACTGCGCGAACAGCAGTACGAGGCCAACAGCGCCCTTCGCTCTGCCCAGGAGTCGGCGCAGGAGGCGCTCACCGCCAACCCGATCACGCAGACCCAGGAGAAGCTCGACTACCTCAACACGGAGATCACCCAGGCGATCAAAATCTACGGTCGCAACTCCACTCAGGTCTTGCAGCTCATCACCGAACAGCGCCAGGCCCAGCAGCAGCTCGTGCAGAACGAACTCAGCCTGATCCAGGCCCGCGGTAACCTCGCCACCGCCGGCATCCTCCAGCAGGTGCCGAAAGAGAAAGCCTCCCTCTACGGCGCCGGCGGGCTCCTCGACCAGCTCCGGTTCGTCGAATCTCACGCGCAGCAGTTCGACCCCAAAACCCTGATCGAACTCCAGGCCCAGGTCATCCAGGC